ATATGTAAAATACGAAAAACGCAAAGACTTGCGTAAGAAAACAATGAGTGCCGAAGAAGTATTTCGGTCGGGCATTCTCAAGGAGCGTACAGATACAGGTCGCATCTATTTGGTGTTTATTGATAATGTTATGGAACAGGGTCCGTTCGATCCAGAGTATCATACCATATATCAAAGTAACCTGTGCTGTGAGATCTTACTACCAACTCGTCCATTCAAAAGACTAGACGACGAGACAGGGCGCATAGCGTTATGTACACTGGGATCCATTAACTGGGGTGCGTTCCGTAACCCAGAAGACATGCGCCGTGCATGTCGCATACTACAGCGTAGTTTGTGCAACATCTTGGACTATCAAGATTTTCTGAGCATCCAAAGCAAGTTGAGCAACGACGAAATACAACCCTTAGGCATTGGAGTGACCAACCTTGCTTATTGGCATGCAAGAAGGGGAATAAAATATGGCGACAAAGACGCACTGGCAGAAGTTAAAGTTTGGATGGAGCATCAAGCCTTTTACCTTACAGAGGCCACGGTCGAAATGGCGAAAGAAAGAGGCAAGTGTAAAGACAGTGATCGAACAAGATACGGTCAAGGACAGTTCCCCTGGGAAAGAAGAGCAGCAGGAGTCAACGAGCTCACTGACTTTGCCCCAGAGCTTGACTGGGAACCACTACGACAAGAAATGAAACAGCACGGTGTGCGAAATGCTACTCTAATGGCTATTGCACCTGTGGAGTCTAGTTCAGTGGTTATCAACTCTACCAATGGAATTGAAATGCCTATGAGTTTGATCTCTACCAAAGAAAGCAAGGCAGGATCATTCACACAGGTGGTTCCAGAATACAATAGATTGAAACACAAGTATCAAATGATGTGGGATCAACATGACTGTGACGGCTACTTAAAAACAGCTGCGGTGTTGGCTGCATATGTGGATCAAAGTATTTCAACCAATACCTTTTACAATCCTGCACACTTTGCGGATCGTAAGGTTCCTACTACATTGATAGCTAAGAATCTCATGCAGGCACATGTATGGGGATTGAAAACATTCTACTATAGTTTGATCAACAAAGCTGGCAGTAGACAAGAACAAAGAACACCAGAAGTACACTACAACGGATTCCACAACGAACGTGAAGTGATAGAAGAAGACGAAGACTGCGAGGCATGCAAGCTATGAGCAAAGCACAATATAATCTAAACACAAAAACAGACTATCTTAATCGTAAGATGTTCTTGGATCCAGCCGGTCCAGTTACCATCCAACGGTTTGAAGAAGTCAAATACAAAAAGATTGCAGACTTCGAAGCCACGGCACGTGGATTCTTTTGGCAACCAGAAGAAATTAGTTTAACTAAAGATTCGAACGATTTCAAAGAAGCCAGCGATGCAGTCAAGCATATCTTTACCAGCAACCTACTACGTCAAACAGCATTGGACAGTTTACAAGGCCGCGGACCAAGTCAAATCTTTATGCCAGTTATATCGTTACCTGAACTAGAAGCATTAGTCTACAACTGGACATTCTTTGAAACTAATATTCATTCAAAGAGCTACAGCCATATCATCCGTAACATCTATAATGTTCCCAAAGATGTGTTCAACACCATACATGATACACAAGAAATTGTGGACATGGCTTCAAGTGTAGGCAACTATTACGAAGCACTGCACATTATCAACTGCCGTAAACAAATGGGTGAAAACATTCCAGAAAAAGAGTATATCCGAGCAATCTGGATGGCTCTGCATGCTTCATATGCACTAGAAGCATTCCGCTTTATGGTATCGTTCGCTACAAGTTTGGCCATGGTAGAGAACAAGATCTTTATGGGCAACGGAAACATCATTCAATTGATTCTACAAGATGAACTGCTACACAAAGGATGGACTGCGTATTTGATCAATCAAGTAGTCAAAGAAGACAATCGTTTTGTCGAAGCCAAAGCAGAATGCGAAGCCGAAGTCTATGCCTTGTACATGGATGTGATCCGCGAAGAAAAAGCCTGGGCTGACTATTTGTTTAACAAAGGGCCAGTAATTGGGTTGAATGCCAACATTCTCAAAGACTTTGTGGACTATACAGCAGTCAGCGCACTCAAAGAAATTGGTATCAAATATCAGCAAGCCGCTCCAAGATCAACCCCAATTCCTTGGTTCAACAAACACGTGGATACCAGCAAAAAGCAAACAGCTCTGCAAGAAAGCGAAAGCACCAATTATGTCATAGGTGTAATGAGCGAAAATCTTGACTACGATGCTCTTCCAGCTATATAATAAACTATGTATAAAGCACAATTCAAAAGAAGCAATCCGTACGAATCTTGGACTACAATAGGCCATTATGGCAACGAACAATCTGCCATATCAGCAGCACTGAGTTACAAAAACAAAGGCATGCTGTTGGTTAGAGTCACGGACAAGAACGGCGGTGTTGTATACACAGGTTAATAAAGGAAACATAATGACAGCTATAGTATGGAGCAAGTATAACTGCCCCTATTGTGATCAGGCTAAAGCCCTACTAACACAAAGGGGTATTAAATATGAAGAACGTAAAATTGGTGACGGCTACACTAGAGAAGAGCTTTTAGAAGCTGTTCCTAATGCAAGAACTGTTCCTCAAATTTTCTTAGATGGAAACTTGATCGGCGGATTTACAGAACTTAAAAAACATTTACAAGGATAAACATGTTAATTGACAAAGGCGTATCAGAAGGTGAAGTGATCACATTAAAGCTAACCAGCGGAGAAGAAATTGTTGCCAAATTAGTAGAAGATGGAACAACTTACTATAAACTAAAAAATCCACAGGTAATTGGCATGGGACCAAAAGGTCCAGGTTTAATGCCCTATTTGTTTACTGTAGATCCTAGCAAAGAAATCAAACTGTTAAAAACAACAGTAACAGTAGCAGAAGCCACAGACAAGGCATTTGCTGACCAATTTATCCAGTCAACCACTGGCATAGCACTGGCTTAAATACTAATTTAGGAAAGTGATATGGCTAATGATAGTTCTTTATTACCCTCAGTAGCGGCAGCTCCTGGAACTGCTACTCAAGGGGGTACAGTAAACCCGTTTAATTATTCAGCCCACCTAGATAGGCTAGTTTTAGCTTTGGATCAACTTTCTGTAAGTCTAGCATTTATAGCTGATAAAATAGATAACATGTCTGATAAGTTAGGTGACATTGCAACACAGAGCAGTATTATTGCAACACAGAACAGTATCATTGCAACACAGAGCAGTATCATTGCAACAGCAGCTACAGGAACTGGTATACGTACAAAAGGACCACAGGATTGGATTGGCTTAGTAAGTACATATAAACTATATGTAGAAGATACCGGTGCAATCGGACTAATTGCCCTAACAGGATACAAAGCTAAAATTGATGCTCTTCCAAAAGATTTTTAACTAATGGCAACTACACCAACAATCAATCCGTCTAACGCTGACTCTTCCACAGCCGGCGGACATTTTCTAGTACCGCACAAACACAACTTTAATTCCATAGTAGGACTTAGATTTGGCACTAATGGTCGTGTTGAACCTGTATATGATGCTGCCAACGTCTATGCCAACGGTGTAATAATTGCCCTTTATAATGCAGCCACTACTGAGGGTGCATTCACAGCCACTGCTGTGCCAAAGGTCACTGTGGTATCAGCTGTACAGAACGTAGAAGGTGACGACGACAATACTGCCGGTAAAGTAGAAGCAGATAGATTCCTTGCAGAAGGTAGAATCACTGCTGAAGAACACAAAACGCTGACCACTACACCAACTCCCAAGACTGAGGGAGTAAAACCCGGAGCAACACCCCCAGGAAGAGATTCTGCCGCAGTGACCGGAGATATATCAATGGCAACCGTGCTGACTCCGAAAGGCACCACACTCGCAACCATGATCAAGAATGTGACTTTTCCTAGAACCATACCACAATTGGCACAGTGTCACCCTAGTGTTGCAGGTCCGCAAGCAGTTGTGAATAATCTTGCGGCATTTGCTCTAAACATTTATGAACCGCTTAAAGAAAAATATCCCAATGCATTTTTAACCAATACCTATCGACATGGAGCAGGTATCGGTGGGGGTCAACACGGCACTGGGCAGGCAGGAGACTTTCAATTTAGAGGAGTTGGTGCCCATTCCTACTTCGATATTGCTGTATGGATGAGTAAGAATTTGCCCTATGATCAATTGCTGTTAGAATATCTTCCAGGAAAGACTGTGTGGATACACGTCAGTTATGCCGCACCAAATCTACCATATGGCGGACTAAGTGTGAGAAAAGGCAAGGGTGTGGCCAGCACACTGGCAACATTAAATGGTGCAGCAGGTGGCAAGTTTACTGTAAATCTGCATCAAGACATTATTGTATCAGCAGTACCTAACCGAGTAGTGGCAGCATAATATGAAAAAATTATTTTGGAAAATACTAGGATTTCTTAGTCTAGGCATGGCCTATGTAGGAGTGATTACTCCCGGCATTCCCTACAGCATATTTGTGGTGTTTGCCGCATACTGCTTTGCCAAAGGATCACCAAAGATGCATGCCTGGATCTACAATCACAAACTGTTTGGACCATTCCTGACCAACTGGAATGAGCGCAGAGTATTCCCAAACAAAATGAAATATTTTATGTTGGCCATGATGACTAGCAGTTTGGTAATCATGTGGTTGACAAATGTGCCTGCTCGTGGTATACTATACACAGCAGCCTTTATGTGCTTGGTGGCAATTTGGGCCTGGAGATGGCCAGGAAGTGTTGAAGCATATGAAAAACGCATTGCAGAAGGTAAAAAAATTGGTTGGTTTAACAATCAATTTTAATCACACACACAGATAAACATTTTTAATATCAAGGAAAAAAGTAAAATGGTAACAGGAAAAGTAAAATGGTTTAACGACGCCAAAGGTTTTGGATTCATTACTCCGGACGATGGTGGCGCAGACTTATTTGCTCACTTTTCACAGATTAATTCGAGTGGCTTCAAGAGCCTACAAGAAGGACAAAGTGTAAGGTTTGAAGTAACTCAGGGTCAAAAAGGACAGCAGGCTAGTAATATCCAGCCTGCATAAGTAATATGAAAGCATATCAATTCATTGTAGCAGTTTTAATTGTTATATTTGTTTTGATACATGTTTTCATGTAAGGAATTGTTGTAGAAGTCTTAAAGTAAGGCATTCTGGACGCGGGTTCGACTCCCGCCAGGTCCACCATAAGGATATATGACCAAGAAATACAATCCAATTAGCAAAGAAGAATGGATCGAAATGATCGAGTTTTCTTTAATCTGCGGGTTTATGACAGCTTGGATCATGTACTGGTATAGATTTACTAACTAGTATCTTTATGATGGGCCTGCCATGGTTTCGACAGGGTGAGATAGG